ATGCGCTACAGTAACAAAATCCGTGCTTGGATCATAAGCGTTGGTGCTTGGATTTAAAATAGGCAAACTAACCAAAGAAGGTCCGGCAACCAACAGTACAGTTTCCCCTGGAGTTTTTAGCGTGGCCATGTGAGCGTGGGCAATCCCGCCACCTGCTCCCAGTTTGTATTCAATTTGAACTCGATATCGATTTTTGTCAATAGCTGACTCAATCACACGAGCAACACGGTCAGCACTTCCGCCTGCGGAGTACTGCACCATAATTTTGATTTCTTTGGGCGGCTGGTTAGCCATGCTGGACATTGAAAGTGCGCACAGCAATAAACCAAAACAAAATGATAATGATTTTTTAATCATGTAATATTTCCTTAAAAAGTTGAATTGTAATGCTTGTGAAAGAATTCCACTTACAGTAGGCGTTCTGTTATAGTATAACAGTAAAGACATCACTATGTCAAGCGTCGATTTGATCTGACGTCGGCCCTGCCGGCGTTGCAAAATTATTTATAAACTGAAATAACCTGGTCAAAAAAAAGCCCACTTCGGTGGGCTTTTTAATTTAAGCTACAAACGGAGTGTATTCAATACCTGTTGTGGCCAAGCCAACTAGGCCAATAGTGGTTTCAAACGCTGCCAACTCACTGGCAGCAACTAGTACATCGGCTTGACTCAACTTGCTGTTAGTCATCCATGCTGTATAGTCTGTGACCTGTGCCAATGTAGCATCTGTACCGAACACATTTTTGTAAACGTGCTTGATGAATGTTTCATCGCTAATGCCACCCGCATCTGCTTTGTAAACTGAAGTATTCAACAGGACTTCTGCCAACTGCTTGTTGGTCCATCCTGCGTCGGCAAGATGAATACCAATACCTTTGTATGCGTTGGTTACATCTGCTGTGCCCAATGCGGCAGCTAACAAAGCGTATACATCACCTGCACGACCCGCGGCATCATAAGCAACGGCTTTGTCTGTGAACACCACACGCTCATGGTCAGCAAGATTGAATTCCATGTTGCTGACTAATGTGCTGGCCAAAGTGACTTTAGCGGCAGTTTTGGTTGTTGTGAACTCAGTGCTTTTACCGCCCATTGCGTAGGTGTCAATGCCAGCGGTACCAGTAACATCAACAACAACGTCAACTGTGCCATCACCAACACGGCCGGTACCTACTACACCGAATGTAGCAACTTTGCCAGCAGTACCAACTGTGGCAACTGTGACGATCAAGTTGTTTGTACTTGTACCGCCCAACGCTGTACCCGCAAGAGTGATTGTGTCACCTGCCGCATAACCTGAGCCTGCACTGGCTACCAAGCTGTCAAGAACAACGGAGTATACTCCATCAGTTTTAGTAACATCAAACGCGGCGCCAGTGCCTGTACCGCCTGTTAGGCCTGTAACATTTTGGTAAGTGGCATTAACTGCTTTGTCTTTGATTGTAATTGTTGTAGTCATAATATTCCTTTAAATTAACTAGTGTAGTATATAGTGTTTCTACTGATGCAGTCAACAAGAAATCAACTGAACTTGTGCGTACACGCACAAGTTTGTCACGGAAAATAAGTTTTTTGCCAAACATTATCCAACATAATATTTGTATAACATACCAGCTGTGTAAATGGTTAGCAATACACTATTGGATGTGATCATTGACTTGTGACGCATTTGTATGCTAACAGCCAACCACAACCCGGTTTCTAAAAAACACATGATTGCACCCAGTGGATAAAAGTCTAAAGACACGCAGACCGCACCAGCAATTGAAATTGTGGTAGCAGTCCATTCGATTATTGCTTGTCTATTTAACTTCATACTCAACTAGTATAACATAGACAAGAATGCACAGTCAAGAAAAAGCCCACCAATTAGTGGGCTTGTTTAATCTAATCTACTAGAAATTAGAAACTGCGTGTGTAGAACATATTGTAACCATTCTGACGTGAATCACCGGTGATTCTATCAAATCTAAAACCCACAGCATCCTTTTTGTTGATTGCATATGCTACGCCAGCACGTACTGTATTAGTAGTGTCTTTGTTTACATTGGCATTGTCTGTGGCTGTGCGATAACGGTAAGCAACTCTAGCTGTTAGACTAGGAGTTAAAGGAACAGCAATACCAGGCTCAATAGAGTAGTATGTAAACTGACCGCTAGTGCCATATCTTTGGCCTAGTGCTACTTTGGTATAACCTTTGACAGAACCAAACAATGGAGTAGTTGCAGTACCACCGACTTCTAAGCGTGTGCTAACTGAATTTGTGTTATCAGTCTGACTAGATGCAAGTTGCGTGTGAACACTGAATGTGTTGTTGATACTTTCACTCAATGTAAAGTTAGTGCCCATTTGGTCGTTACCGCCAATGGTGTCGCCTTTTCCGCCTTCAATTGTAATTGAACCAGCAAACGCTGTGCTACTGATCGCAATAGAAATAATTGCTAAAATTTTCTTCATTTTTGTTTTCCTTAAAAAGAGAATGAGCTTTAAATCATTCGCTACTATGTATTAGAGTTTGTGGTAACATCAATTAAAATTTGGGGTATTTTGGTCAAAAGAAAACCCGCCGAAGCGGGTCTCTGAGTTTCTGTTACGAGGTATGTCTTACCCTAGACGGCTTTTATCAAGCTGCCAATGCGAACTGTGAGTCGTTTGCGTTTACTTTTTTTGCTTCTACAACCGGGTTACCCCTGTCCTACGGCTTCTGCATTGCCGAGCTGTCCACTAATTTACTTGTTGCCCTGTCGAATCTAGGTCAGGCCCATCAAAAAGACTTTTTATAATCCAAAACATATAGTTGACTACAACTAAGATGCCCCACATATAAACCCAATGCCAATTCTCAAACATAAAAATCCTTTTGGTGGACCTGGGGGGATTCGCACCCCCGTCCAGAACACTTTTCTCTTTGCTTCATACAGCAATAACTCTTACTTATTGATTATACGTCAACAGTTTTATTGACTGTTACTCCTGATTTCTCTAAAAACTTTATGCCTGAATCATCTCGGTATGCTTTGCCATAAAATACTCTGCGTATGCCGGATTGATAAATCAGTTTGGCACATTCAATGCACGGAGCATGAGTAACAAACAAATCAGCACCGTCTCCGCTTTCTGTGCTCTTGGCTAATTTTGCAATGGCGTTGGTTTCTGCGTGAAGTACTTCTGGCTTTGTTTTCAATTCATAATCACCAGTTTTATCCCAAATCTCATCTTCACAGTTGTTATCCCAACCAGCAGGCATGCCATTGTAGCCAATACTGATAATTCTATCATCCTTGACCACAATAGCACCCACATGTAATCTACGAGCATGGCTGAGTTCTGCAAATGTTTTAGCAACATCCATGTAGGCTTGAATAAATTTTTCTTTCATATTAGTCCACACTTGGTCCGTTGCCGTTTTTAAAACCAACTACACCGCCTTCTGCCTCAATGCGTTTGATCACATCTTCAAACAAGATAGGTGTAAAGTCTGTTTGTTCCACGCATACACAATGATAGCGAACGTCGACTACAGGGATGCCATACTTGCCCACAGGTTCCATCATCACACGATTGGCATGAAGGTGACCATGTATGTTGACACCAAATCTGCCCAGGCTTGCTGTATGGATAGGGATATGACTCAATATCATTCCGTTCATCACATGGTATGCCCGAAGTTCACGAAAGTACTCTCTGTATTCGTCATCGCGGAAGATATCATGGTTTCCACGGATCAACACCTTGTCTCCGTTTAATCGATGTAATGTCTTTAATGCTCGACGATTGATAACAACATCGCCCAGGTGATACACCTTGTCACTGGGACGCACACGGTCGTTCCAACGTCGGATCATTTCCTCATCCATTTCGTCAGCATCATCCCAGGGACGAAGTTTTGTAACTCCGTCATCTCGTGTGAAGCGGCAGACACCCATGTGACCAAAGTGCGTGTCGCTGACTAAAAATACACTAGGCATCATGCCCTCCTTTCTTTAACTTAAATTATACAATTGTTTGAGTTACCAGTCAACTGTTTTTGTAATAAAAAATAGTTAAAGGCACTACCCTGTGTTTAAAGCATTAGGTTTTATCAACGGTATCAGCGTTGCCGTAACACTCCCATCAGCATGTTCAACCAAGTGCCACTTGGCTCGGCCAGTATATCGGCTACAGTAGGCTATGGGTGATCACTTCCCTGGTAGTTAGGATCTGCTGGCTAGGCTTTCTTTCGCTCACGCCTTTAACTATTGCATTAAAAAACTTTGTCTGAACGTCTGGGTCGACGGTCGGGATTTTTCACTTCTGTAGGTTTTAACAAATACTCTCTACCCACATGTCCTGTTTCAATTTCCTTAAGAGCAGTAACCAATGCTCCATTTGTGGAAGCAATGTGAGAGCGATAGCCGTTGCGAAGTTCTCTAACTCTGCGACTTGCAATTAGCACAAGATCAAATCGATTACCAACTTGTTCTACTGCATCTTCTGATGTAATTCTTGCCATGTTAATCCTTAAATGTATTTTTGATGTAGGCGTTGCGAGTCATCGCCTAAGTCTTTTATTAATTTAGCATTGTAATAAAAGTGTTCTGTGTGATTGTTGTAATAGTTTTTTAAATCATTAATGCTGTGATCTGCAATTAACTTTTTAACTGATTGCATTGCCAATGATACCCTTTCGTGAAAATCACGCACTCCTTGATATCTGTAATCAATCAAGTCATGCGGGAACCAAAATCCTTGTGCTTCTAAATTACTTACTGCATTATAACAAAGAGGTATAGCTACCAAATGATGCCAAAAAGCTCTCATAGTTTTCTCTGTGAATTCTTGATGTAAATCATTGTTTTTTGTTTCTCTGATCACCGAAGCAAAGCAACAGCGGTTGTTATTCCATGTAAAACTATCAACAAAACAAAATTGCTGAACTCTTTTTTTAATTGCAGTATTGTTGTTGATATTTTTTATTTTAACCTCACCATCGCTGTTGACTTTTGTGTCATACAATGATGATATTAAATCAATAGTGTCCTGACTTTTAAAATAAGTGATTTGTTCTGCATAGTCTAATAGCAGTTGTTTTGATGGTAATTTATACAGACTATCAAATAAACAATAATCTAAAAACTCCAATACTCGCATGGCAATGTATGATCTATCATTGTAGTGTTTTGTACCACCTGCCCAGTAACTAAAATGATATTGCATCATTTTATTTTTTTCAGAGACTATGTCTGGATGACTAACAAATTCACTCGGGCTAAAACAAGTACGATAAGCACACTCGCAATAGGCCCAAGACAACTCAACAATTAAAAAAGATTTTTCGTGATAAATGCTACACCATTCTTTCCACCATTCTTTCATTCCCAAACTCTGACCTAACACCACAGTGATGTTTTCTATATCAGCACATTTTGTGCGTAACCACTGATGCAGATAAACCATTAACTCTTCGCTGATGTATTCTTGGTACAATATAGCCACAGGCTGTGCAAAACTTGTACCAAAATCAAAATGTTGTGTTAATGTATCAAGTGTAGAAAAAACAAACTGTTTTAATTCAGCCGAATTTAACGTATCAGTGTTGGATATCAAATCATCGCCAATTCTACAGACTATTTTGTAATCTGTTGGTTGTTGACTTGTTCTAATGTACCTAACAACATCTTCGTTGGTGATGTTCATGGGTATTCGTAATTGATAGTCAAATTGTTAATTCTAAAAGTGTTTGCACCGTTTTTAATATGGAATTTTTTAGCCATTTCTGTGGGAGGACTCAGAGTAACAAATCTTTTAATATTGGGTTTGTTTTCTCTTATGTGTTTGACTGCGTCTAGAATAAGTTCACGACCTGCACCGGGTGCATAACTCCAAATAGTATAAAAAACTACTACACTAGGATCAGTAACTGGTTCAAATAATTCGCTTTCATCAAGCGGGATAATGTTTTGATAGCTAGCACAAGTGATAGCTTTGGCTTTACCATTTTCATCACGAAGCACAAATATATCTCTGTTTGTGCCTATGCGACTACTAGTAGGGATGTGAGGGCGAACTGGATCTTCTTTGAGCAGTTCAATGATGTTATCTGTGAATGATTGGACAAAGTGTAGCATGGTAACCTTATATATGACGTTATGTGTGTATTTAATATTAAAGACTAATATAATGGCCGGCCCTGAGAGGATCGAACTCCCACCTCCAGGTTCGAAGCCTGGAATGATATCCATTTCACCAAGGGCCGATATGGTGCTCTCAACAAGAATTGAACTTGTGTTTCGCCCTTACCAAGGGCGTGTAATGCCATTATACTATGAGAGCAGAATTTGTAATATTGATAAAGTTTTAGTGTAAATAAAAACATGCCTAATTATGATTCCTTTTATAAAAATCTTGCTAACAAAACTGTAGACTGGTTGCCCATGGACACTGAAGAATTATACAAGAAAAATCTTGACAAACGCCACGGTGATCTAGTACTACAGGGCTGGATAGATAATCACTTTACATATGAATTTAACTCACATGGGTTTAGGTGTAAAGAGTTTACTGACAAACCTAGTATCATGTTTCTTGGGTGTAGTTTTACAATGGGCATGGGGTTACCTGTAGACTTAATTTGGCCTGAGTTAGTATCAACAAATCTAAATTTACAATGTGTTAATCTTGGCATTGCCGGCTCCTCCGCTGATACAGCATTTAGGTTATGTCATGGATGGCTAGATAAAATTAATCCAACCACAGTTATTTTTATGCAACCTCCGGGCATAAGATGTGAACTGGTAACCAACGATAATATTAAAAATGTAGATATTGAAGATCCATCAACAAAAGAGTTTATTAAACTTTGGACAGTAGACGAAAATAACAATTATTTCAACACTGAAAAAAATACATTAGGTATACAAATGCTGTGTACTGCCAAAGGAATCAAGTGTGTTACAGTTAATGCTAACGCACTCACATCAAGCTACTCTAATTCACTTGGTAGAGACCTTTGCCATCCGGGCATTGACAGGCATCGAGTTTTTGCTGAACGATTGTCAATGAAGCTTGGAGCGGACAGAGAGAATCGAACTCTCAACTAAACCTTGGCAAGGTTTCGGGTTACCATTACACCATACCCGCATCAACTTGGCACCATATGTGGAATGTACGGAACTGCTCTTGGTCCACCATACAGTTGTTCAAAAAGCTTTTTGGCTTCTTTTACGTCCTGTGCATATATTCTTTTCTTCTCTTCACCTTGCGGTGTTCTAACAGTGGTTTCGTACATTGGCATTCTTAGGCTACTTTCAAACTTTTGAAACGATCGGCAGCATAGCTGGCAGCAAATGCATCGGGTTTAACAAACGGTACAACATTACATGTTCCTTTGATATAGCCAATGGCCTGGCTGATAACACAGCTAGATCCATATTGATCATCGGGGTTAATGTCTAAGTGTACTTCAACCTGTCTACCTTCAAGTACATCTGCTAGCTTTAGGTACAACTCGCTGACCTTATACACTTCGGACATAAGGCGCATTGCTGGCCTATGGACTTTGTGATCGTAATCACGTTCACGTTGTACTTCACCAAATAACTTGCAACCGTTATTTCCGTTGATGTGTACAACAACAGCCAAGACATAGTCAGCATGCCATTGACCATCAATGCGCATACGTTCAGAGTCACAGCCTAGATAAATTTTAGTATCTGGCCCTTGTGCTTCAATAAAGCTCTTGACTTCTTCTAGATTGATTTTTTTCATGGTTACCTTGGTTACGAGTTGGGATCAAGTACATGGCTATACATGATGTCCTTTACTGTAGCTGTTCTTTCGTTTTTGTTTTTACTTCCTAGTACTACAATTATGTAGTCTTTGTCTTTTTCCGTTACAAACAAACTCATACACCAACCGGCGGCACTGGTAAGACCAGTTTTGCTGATTACAATATTGTCAAATTTAAATAACAGTGATTGATTGGTATTGTTTAAATTTACAGTTCGTGTTTTCTTTTTGGCTAGGGTAGCAATGGCAACATTCTTTTTAACTGATGTTTCTCTGATAAACCAATAACTGGATGCTGTTTGTATCATGTTGGCCACATCATATACTGTGCTGACATTGAACACGCCCAGGCCAGTTGGATCAATAAATGCAGTATTGTTCATATCCCACATTTTGGCATGTAGGTTCATTTGTTTAACAAATGCGTGTCTACCGCCAGGATAATCTTCAGCAATGGTTTCGGCAGCGGCATTATCACTGCGAACCAACATTGCATTTAACAGCTCGTGTCTGGTATAATATTGTTTAGGTAAACTGCTCGTGACACGATTACTGAGCAAAAGTTTTCTACTTAGATCTTTATCGTAGTCAAGGGTTACCATTGCAGTCATTAATTTAGTAATGCTGGCAATAGAACGAACTTGCTCGCCATTATGTACATATCGTGGGTGGTTGGAATTTACATCCAATACCAGAATGCTTGAATTGCTAGGAAATGCATAAGAGGGTATGCTAACAAGTAATACAAGCATTACAAAAAGTCTCTTCATGATGCTTCCTTTGTTCTATTATATATGCTAAATTGGTGCCCCAGAGGAGACTCGAACTCCTAAAATTTGGCTTCTAAGACCAACACGTATACCAATTCCGTCACCGGGGCTTTAAATACAGTATGATTGATTGTAACACATCTACTGACATATTGTATGAGAAATCGGCAAAACAGTCTTATATTTCTCCAACTTACCATAGTACACATCGTGTATTTGTTCCTGACCCACTGTTGAATACATCCAAACCTAAGTTTATTCCTGATCCATTGTTGGTACCAAGAGACGGAATCGAACCTCTAAAGGCCGCTATTCTAACCAGATAAATATATCAACAAAAGGAAATGTAATTATGTCAATAATAACACTTATAAGACAATATTTTCGACGACTAGGGTTGTTGTCTCCCTTGAGTTTTGATCAACAGATCTGGGGAGCCAAGAGCCTTATGGATCTACATCAAAACGGATCTAAATTTTATCTTGCTGAGGCTGACCGTAATGGAACTATGTATACCTGCTGGCAAGGATCCGAAGATACCAAACCTTATGCTATAACTGTTGACATTACAGGACATGCTACTGGCCCCACGTTTGATGACTCCCGTGTGGCTGAGTGTCAGGCATTTGTATATCCACCTACCCTGAGTTGTAATCAGGCACAGCAGGCCATGACCAAAGCAGGTATTACAGACACCTGGCTGTTTTGCAGGTTGCGTCAAACTGTTGATTATCGAGGAAATCCTTTTTATGATTTTACATTTGATGGTCGCCAACCTGTGCATGTAGATGCTGTAACAGGCCAGATCACTCAGTAATTGGTACCAAGAGACGGGATCGAACCGCCCACACCCGGATTTTCAGTCCGGTGCTCTACCAACTGAGCTATCTTGGCATTGGGGTAACTAATGGGAATCGAACCCATATTAACGGAATCACAATCCGTGGTGTTGACCGTTACACTATAGTCACCATAGATTAATCTTGATCAGGCGGCAATCCATTGCTGTGTCGATCACGAGGAGTATCGGTGTCCTGAAACATTCGTTTCTCTTGCTGTGTCAACTCTTTAAAGGTTTTTCTAGGATTACTGCACATCACACAATTTGGGGTGCCACAGTTCATGGCATGATGTTTGGCAAACTTATGTGGCTCTTCAACTGGTATCCCAAATTCTTTGGCAATTTTGATTTGTTTGTTAACAGCGTTTTTGTCTTTCTGTAGACGCTTGCTATGTTTGAATTTATCGGTTTCGTTTGACATTGAATACTCCAATTTGGTGGAAGCGGTGAGATTCGAACTCACGGACCCTGTTAAGAGCCGACAGTTTTCAAGACTGTTGCCATAAACCTGACTCGACCACGCTTCCTAATTAATTTACCTGAGATTCAGGTTTAATTTTTCCCCATTCAATAAAATTAAATACTCTCTCAACAATAAAGAAAAAAGTCATATTTGTCAATGCCTGTGCTATTGCAAATAGCACAGCGTTGGACCCACTGCTTTTAATAATGAATATTGCAATCAAGTAAGAAACCGTCATGGTGATTGCACGATAGATAATGGTTTTAATTACACTACGTTTGATATCGTCAACCCCTGAATCGTTTCTTGCCCATCCAGTAAGCAACCACAACCTGTCATGTACGTAATAAATTGCTGTACCTACCACAATTACAATTAGTCCGACTATGCCAGCCGATGCCATGCTAGCGCCGAATAGCAGTGATAACAACATGATAGCTACCACTGAGAAAAATCTGTATATAACTGCTTTTACTATTGTTCTTGTTTGTGTTTCTTTTATCATATGGCTTTCTTATATTTAATACTGGCGTACCCACTAGGACTTGAACCTAGACTGACGGTTTTGGAGACCGCAATGCTGCCATTACACTATGGATACAAATTGGAACAACGGGTGAGATTTGAACTCACGACTTTACGGATTTGCAATCCGTTGCATTTGACCACTCTGCCACCGTTGCATAATTGGTCGGAATAGTAGGATTCGAACCTACGACCTCCTGGTCCCAAACCAGGCGCACTACCAGGCTGTGCTACACTCCGAATAACTGGTGGGTGATGAGAGGATCGAACTCCCGACAAACTGCGTGTAAGGCAGCGACTCTACCGCTGAGCTAATCACCCTAAACCTGGAGCGGGGTAAGAGAATCGAACTCTCCGCATGAGCTTGGAAGGCTCAGGTATTACCACTATACGAACCCCGCATTGTAATTTACTTATATTGGTAGCCATGGACAGTTTCGAAATGTCGACCCTTGCCTTATCAAGACAATGCTCTTCCTCTGAGCTACACGGCTAAAATCTGGCAGGAGATATAGGATTCGAACCTATGCGTGTCGGAATCAAAATCCGATGCCTTGACCAACTTGGCGAATCTCCAACAAAGCCTGGTGGTAATAGTTGGACTCGAACCAACGATAGGTTGCGTATGAAGCAACTGCATTAGCCACTATGCTATATTACCATATAGAGGCACTCTCAACAGCAGGCCTAGGAGGCAATCTAGTTGCTGAAACTTTTGCATCTGCAGATACTCAGCTTCTTCTCCCGCTTTGACTTACGCCAAGAATGCTTTTATATGGTAGGACGTATTGGATTCGAACCAATGACCAATAGATTAAAAGTCTACTGCTCTACCAACTGAGCTAACGTCCCACAAATCTTACCACTCTTATCACTGTCCATTTGGACTCTCCTTAAAAATTTGTTGGTGGAGGATAGCGGGGTCGAACCGCTGACTGAAGCTTGCAAAGCTACTGTGTTCCCAACTATACCAATCCCCCAAAAACTGGTACCACCTGAGCGAGTTGAACGCCCTACCCCCAAGTTCGTAGCCTGGTGCTCTATCCAAATGAGCTAAGGTGGTATAAATGGTGCCCCCACCATGAATCGAACACGGGACAACCTGATTACAAATCAGGTGCTCTACCAACTGAGCTATAAGGGCTATATCTGGCTCCTCGACCTGGGCTCGAACCAGGGACAACTTGATTAACAGTCAAGTGCTCTACCAACTGAGCTATCAAGGAATAAAATAGTTAACACACTCCGAGGAATGTATGTATTAAAGCACTCTAAAATACTTAGGCTGCCTGTTCTTAAAGAATGCTTTAATACGCTGTAATTTTTCACTTCACAAAAGAAGCTTCATCCTACAGGCCGCCCATTTGCCCATGTTTTAAGTGCAGGTCAGGCTCGCGTTGCCTATGCACACTTTATGCTTTGCTAGTTTCAATCACTCTATTTC